CAGCGCCCTCAACGGGCATCGTGAAATTTCACGACAGGCGGCAGAGAAATTTGGGAGGGCCTTTAACGTGGACCCCGGTTGGATACTTTACGGTGGCGATGGGACGCCACGCTCAGCACTCGAGAGCTCGGAATTCGGTGAAGTGCTCCTACGAGCAGCTGCTCTTCCAGATCAGGAGGCCCGCAGACTGTTTGAAGCTCTGCGTCAGCGGTTCGAATCCTCAGCTCCTGGAGAATCGTCTCCCGCTGATCAGGCGATGAACTCAGATATAACGACACTACGTCAACAAAAGCGCTCATAGCGCCGAACCCCCTCGGCTACCCGTTCCATCTTTGTTCCTATCTACTCATAGGAATTATCGCCTCGTCAATAGGAATCCTATCCCAACGGGATTTCAAGTATGCAGTGCGCCCGTACGCATTAGGCATGGCGCAATTACTTAGATCAAGCCGCACTCACAGGCTTATATGACGATCTTTTGACACAAACTGGCCGGGCGTTGCCCGGCCGCCACAAGCCGGAAGGCTTACGTGGTCGTACGATTCCGACCTGTCATCGTACAAAATGTACTTGACCCCTTGTCGTACAAAGCGTACGGTTCCCCCATGACGCAACCGATCATGGCCTAGAGCCGAAGGGGAGAATGGAATGGCCGAAGTCTACTTCATCGCAGCGCTGATCTTCGGCGGCCCCGCGGCTGTCGTGGTGTCCCTCATCGTCATCGGCATCAACGATCTCGCTGACTACCGCGCTGAGAAGGCGCGGCGCTGAACCCTCGCACACAAGGAGCATCCCGCCATGTCCAACGCCTCTCCCGCATTCAAGGCCGCTGCCGCCGCGTACTTCGCGGCCAAGGCTGCCGGCGCCTCGTACGACCAGGCGCTCTTCATCGCAAAGGCGACCTACGAGGCTGAGAAAGCGAAGGCCGCCTGACTGATTGCGCCGCCCTGCCGATCCTCGGGTCGGCAGCACAGTGCAACCAGAGCCTATAGCCGAAGGGGAGACAGCAGAATGCCGAACGTCATTCAGATGGAAGAGCGGATGAAGTCGCACCTGGCCCGCGTGTCGGGCAAGGCGATCGAGAAGGAGCTTGCCCGCATCAGCGCGCTGGAGCGCGACGGCAAGATTTCACGCTTCACCGCCATGTCGATGGTCAGCACCGCGGCGATCCGTTTGGCCTACCGCGCCAACGCCGCCTAACCCCCTTTCAGCCGTAGGTTGCCGCCGGACCCTTCTCTGAACTGCAGGCAGCCGGAAACAGAAGATCAGCCGTAGAGGCATGGAGACTGAGTATGGACGAGAGGAAGCATACGCCGGGGCCGTGGAGCGTTTGCGGGGCGGAAGGCTGCACATGCGCCGCCGTGCTCTACCGGGATGGCATCATCTGCGAGGTTCGCACCTTCAACGATGACATGGCCGACGCGACTGGCCACGCTCCGTCGCCAGATGAGGCACAGGCCAACAAGCGCCTGATCGCCGCCGCGCCTGAGTTGCTGGCGTCCTTGGATTTGATCGTGGACGCGCTCCAGTCGGGGTACGTGCCTGAGACAGATGGCGGGATCATCAAAGACGCCCGCGCCGCTCTCGCCAAGGCCGGAGCCTAACCCATGCACCCACAAAGACAGGCCGCGAACCTCCGGGCATCGAACGTGGCGCACATCGTCCACGAGCTGGAGCTTTCCGCCGACTGCATCGTGACGGTCCAGTCCTACGGCGACGACTACGACGGCGAGTGGAAGCAGCGCGGGTTCAGAGCATGGGCTAACCGGGATGACGAATTCCGCCCTGGCTGTTCCCGCACCGTAGCCACGTCGTCTGGCGACACTGCGATCGAGGCCCTTGACCGTCTCGCGAGAGAGCTTGGCTGCGACCCCGATGCGGAAGCGAAACCCATTACGCAGGAGAAGGCAGCGTGAGCGACGAACGCAAAGACGGCGGGCAGGCGTTCCCTCAGTCGGTAACCGTTGGGCCGAACGATGACCTGTACCCGGCCTATCCGGGCATGACGCTGCGGGACTACTTCGCGGGGCAGGCGCTTGCCGGGATGCTGTCGAATGGGTTCCAGCCGAAGGAGGCCTTCAAGAAAAACGGCCCTGGCGCCCGCACAGAGTACGGCCCAGACACTTACGTCGCAATGGCTTACCGCCTCGCTGACGACATGCTGGCGGAGCGCTCAAAGTGAGCCGCCTCTTCCTTTCATCAGGCGATGCCAGCGAGTTCACGCTGTTCGTTGCCGGGTTCATTGCTCTGGTCGGGCTGGTGGCCCGGTGTGCGGGGGTGTGGGCATGAGCGCTCCGAGCAAAGGCGACCTGATCGCCGTGTGGTTCTCGTGCGGCGCTGCCAGCGCCGTGGCCGCCAAGCTCACGCTAGAGCGCTACGGCGACCTCTGCGACGTGCGGGTGTTAAACAATCCCATTGCTGAGGAAGATGCGGACAATGTCCGGTTCATGGGCCGTGTCCAAGCGTGGCTGGGCATTGCCATTGAGTCCGTCCGCAACAGCAAATACCCGAACGCATCAGCCGAGGAAGTCTGGGATCGGCGCGGGGGCATGTCGTTCCCGCATGGAGCGCCGTGCACCTATCACCTCAAGAAAGAAGCGCGCCAGCAGTGGGAGGCGATCAACAAGCCTGCTTGGCACGTACTCGGATTTGGCGCTGAGGAGCAAGAACGGCATCGCATGTTCACGCTCACCGAGCGGGCGAACGTGCTGCCGATCCTCATCGAAGCCAAGATGACCCGGCAGGATTGCTTCGAATACATCGTGAACGCCGGAATCAAGCCTCCTCGCGTCTATGGCATGGGCTACCCGAACGCCAATTGTATCGGCTGCGTCAAGGCAACATCACCGACCTACTGGAACCACGTCCGCAAGGCCCATCCCGAGGTGTTCGCCCGCCGTGCTGAGCAGTCGCGCCGCCTCGGCGCCAAGCTGGTGCGCGTCAACAATCAGCGCATCTACCTTGATGAGCTTGACCCGAACGCAAAGGGCCGTCCTCTGGCGTCGTTGCAGATGCCGGAGTGTGGACTGTTCTGTGAAGAGCGGAGGGCAGCATGAAGCCCGACCCCTCCGTCCTCGCTGCCGTCCGTGCAGCCAAAGCTCCCCGTCTGCTTGCAGTGGCTCTCATGCTCGCAGGCGCCGCCGCACCCGTAATGCAGGAGAAGGTGAAGTGAACGCACTCGCCACGAAGACAGAAGACCTTCCGCTCGCCCCGGCCCCGTCCGTTGCGTCCTCCCCGATGCTGTCGCTGCTCTCGGACGCGATCCAGAAGGGCATGCCGATCGAGGTGATCCGCGAGATCAAGGAGATGGCCAAGGAGATGGCGGCCGATGAAGCGCGCCGCGCCTTCGATGCCGCTCTGTCGGACGCCAAGGCCGAAATCCCCGTCATCACCAAGAATCGGCAGGTCGGCTACGAGCACAAGGACAAAAGCGGCTCCACCAGTTACCGCCATGAAGACCTGGGCGAGATTGCCCGCACGGTTGACCCTATCCTCGCGAAGCACGGCCTTTCCTACCGCTTCCGCACCACTTCGGAGCCGAACCAGCCCATCGTGGTGACGTGTATCGTAGCGCATCGGGCTGGTCACAGCGAGCAGAACACGCTCAGCGCTGGCCGCGACGACAGCGGAAAGAAGAATAGCCTTCAGCAGATCGCGAGCACGATCACCTACCTGCAGCGGTACACCCTCAAGGCAGCGCTCGGCTTAGCGGCATCGCATGACGACGACGGCGCCCATGCTGATGACGAGCCCATCGATACGATTACCGACGACCAACGCGACGAGCTTCTGCGCTTGCTTAAGGATGCCGGCGCCACGGCCGATCAGTTCTGCGCTATCGCCAAGATAGGCGACTTGTCCGACCTCCCGGCCGGCCGCTTTGAAGGTGCCAAGACGTGGATCGCGAACCGCAAGGCGGCGCGGGACGCAGCAAAACAGTCTCTGGATCGTCAGTTCGGAGGCTCCGATGCAACTTGAAATCATCGACTGCGACCAGAACAGCGCTGCGTGGGTGCAGGCACGGTGCGGGCTTGTGACGGCCTCGCGCTTCAAGGACGTGCTGGCCAAGGGCGAAGGCAAGATGCGCGCCAAGTACCTGTACGAGCTTGGGGCTGAAATCCTTCGTGGCTACCCCGAACCGGAAACCTACTCCAACCCCTACATGGAGCGGGGGCACGACCTCGAGGATGACGCGCGCCAGCGCTTCGCTTTCGAGCACTTCTGCGAGCCGATACGTGTCGGCTTCGTGCGGCGCGCCGACCTTGGCGCCGGATGCTCGCCGGATAGCCTAATCGGTGAGGACGGTGGCCTCGAAATCAAGACCGCGCTCGGTCACATTCAGATGGAGCGTATCCACCGGGGCACCCTGCCCAGCGAGCACGTAGCCCAAGTCCAGGGATCGATGTGGATCACCGGACGGAAGTGGTGGTCGTTCGTGTCCTACTCGCCGGACCTGCCCCTGTTCCATGTCCGCGTCGAGCGCGACGAGGCCTACATCGCCAAGCTCAGCGAGGCAGTGGCGGCATTCAGGACCGAGCTTGACGCAATGCTCAGCGCGCGCCGTGGCGTCGACCAGTTCAGGAGCGCGGCATGATTTTCCCCCGCAACAAAAGGGAGACGGCGCCAGTCGAAAAAACGGCCGTCGATTTTTACGACCGCACGGTCATGGTCTTGTTTGAGGCCCGGCAGGAGCGAAGCAAAACAGCGCTCGCGCTAGCGAAAATCCGCATGGACAGCAAGCGCTACCGCGCCTTGTCGCAAGAGCGGCAGGACTTCCTCTACGACCTCTACAAGCAGGCAGCCAGGGCTTGCGGGATGGGTGCGCCATGAGCCGCGCCCTTGTCGTCTGCCACAGCCAGGCCGACCGTCGCAAAGCTGCTGACTGGTGCATGAAGGCACCGACTGGAACGCGGATCGAGTTCAAGGCCGCGAAACGCTCGCTGGACCAGAACAGCAAGATGTGGGCGATGCTCACTGAGGTTGCCGAGCAGGTCGCCTACCACGGCACTAAGCTCACTCCCGACGATTGGAAGCTGGTCTTCCTCGACGGGCTGAACCGCGAGCTGCGGATTGTGCCGAACCTCGACGGCAACGGCTTCGTCAACCTGGGACGCTCTTCGTCCGACCTGTCGAAAGCCGAGATGGCAGACCTCATCACGCTAATTGAAGCGTGGGGCCTGCAGCATGGCGTCGTGTTCTCCGATCCCGACGCCTTCGCCCCGAGAGAGACAAAGGCGGCGTAGATGAACCTTCAGACCATGACCCGCACCGAACTGGCGTCTCTTCGCGACGCGACCGACGCCAAGCTGGCGAACGTCACCACCGAGATTGCAGCCATCAAGTCGGAGATGGCTGCGCGGCTGTCCGGCTTCACGGCTGAGGAACAGCGCCTGCGTACGACGCTTGGGCAGGTGACGGGGGAAATAGCCCGTCGCGAGGCAATGGACGCTGTGGTGCCCACGATCACCGACCATGCACTGCTGCGCTACATGGAACGCGTGCATGGCATCGACGTAGCAGCGCTCAAGGCCGATCTGCTCAGCGATGCACTGGTGTCAGCCATAAAGGCAGGCGCTACCGCCATGCAGACGCCGGAAGGCACCTTCGTCATCAACGGCGCGTCCGTGACCACCTTCCTCAGCAAGGAGATGCGCCCCAAGCGCAAGACCAAGCGCGGGCTGCGCGAGGTGGACGGCTTCGATGAGGACGAAGCGGCATGAACCTACGCGAGCCCCCTATTCGATCAAGCAAGTACCTTCGCGGCTCAAAGGGCGAGCCGTGCAAGCTCCGCATTGTCTGCGACGGCTACGGCGACAACGTGGTGCCGTGCCATGCGCGCGACCGCCACGCCGGCCGGGGTCAGAAGGCATCCGACCTGTCCGTGATCGACGGGTGTCAGGCCTGCCATGATGTATTCGACCTCCGTGCCAAGCTGCCGAACGGGCAATACCTGACCTCGGAAGAGTGGCTGTTCTATGCCCTTCGCGGGCTGCAGGACACCATCGAAAGCCGCGCGCGCCGGCAGATCATCATCGTGCCGCTCGATCCCGAGCGCCTGTCGCACGACAAGCCGACGCCTCCTCGCAAGCCGAAAGCCGAGCGCCAGGCGATCCCCCACCGCAAGACCGAGTGGCCCACGCGACCGCTCCGCACCCGCAACAACCTGCGAAAGGCCAGCCCATGACCCAAGACAGACGCCTGCCCGATGAACGGGTGAGAGAGATACTGGCGGCGGCGCAAAACGCTACCGCCGGACGCCGCGACTATGCCCACGACGAACACCGCGACGATTACGTCATCCTTCGCGAGCCGAACGACACTCCTGTCGGGAGGATGGAGTCAGCGCTTGACGCTGAGTTCGCGGTCGAAGCCGACCCCACCACCATTGCCGCCCTCGCTTCCGAGCTGCTGGCACTGAGAGAGGCGCTTGCGTTGGCATCGAACAAGTTCGCTTTCGCTGCCGGCCTATCGGACCCAGTGAACAAGAACATGTTTTTGCGAGGGGCGAAGGCTTTCTGTGACGAAGCCCTTGGAGCCACCAATGTCCCTTGATCGCGAGAGACTGGCAGAGCTGGTGGAGAGGGTGCGCCGGGCGACGGGGGCGGATCGGGAAATCGATCGCGAGTTGTACCTCGCTTTTGAGTGCAAGCCACTGCCACCCGAGGGCATGACCTTCGACTGGATCGAAGAGGGCTGGCCGGGGCGGGGGCACGTCAAGCCGCATGGCTTGGTCACACACTACAGGGATAACTCCCCGACTGACGGGATGCTGTCTCCGCACTACACCGCCAGCATAGACGCCACCTTGGGGTTGGTGGAACGGCTGCTGCCGGGGTGGCGCTACGCCGTAGTCAAGCAGGAGAACTCCGCCAGCCCCGCCACCCCCGACGGTTTCCATTGCTGGCTAGAAGACCCAGAGGGCGCCACGGATCACCAAGACGGGCCGCGCATCCGTGCTCCCCTCGCAATCCTCACTGCCCTGCTCACCGCCCTCCTCTCCCTCTCGGAACTTTCCAAATGAGTGATACCGTGACGCTGGCGCCTTGTCCGTTCTGTGGCAGCACCGAGGCGCAGGCCATAGATCGTACCTGCGACCGCGACACGCCGTACAACCCGGCGGACTACGCCTACCCTCGGGTAATTTGCCGGTGTGGCGTTCAGGTTCCGGGTGAGAACTGGCGCGGCAAGGATACCGCCATCGCCGCATGGAACCGCCGCGCTGCATCGAACCCCGCACCATCGGGGGAGGCGGTGCCTGTGGCGTGGCGGGTGCGCGAGCGTTATCCGATGGACCCTGAACTTGATGCTGCCATCGTAAAGAGGGGACGTTGGCGCTACCACAAAGACAAGCCGGAGTGGGCCGGCCTCGACAACACCTCGGAAGCCCAGCCCCTCTACGCCGCCCCTCCCTCACCTGCTCAGGGGGTGGAGATCACCGATGCGATGGTGGAGCGAGCCACTGACGCGCTGTACGGCACGGAGCGTGTCGCCGGACGCGTCATCACTATGAGCAAGGATCAGGCGCGCGCTACAGCCAAGCTGGCCCTCACCGCCGCCCTCTCAGTGGAGCGGGAGAACGACAATGGGTGAGCCCAGGACCGCCACAAAGGCGAACAGGCCCGCCGGTGAAGGCGAGCCTGTCGGAGGAGTTCAGAGAAGCCAGTCCAGCGGCAACATGGCTGACACAGCTAGCCCGGTTGGCGATGCCACGGTAGCACCGCTCTCTATCAAAGAGAAGGGCACGGCCGTACCTGACACAGCTAGCCTGGTTGCTCGGCTGCGGGCCGGCATCGTCACCAAACCCGCCGTCACGGACAAAGCATACACGCCGGACTTTTCGGCTACCGTGGCACTCATGGCGGAAGCCGCCGACGCTCTCGTAGCCGCTATCCGAGAACGCGATGAAGCGCGGGCGCTCAACGAGCAGAACTTCGGGCGCACGTTGGTTCAAGCGAACCACGACCTCCGTGCAGAAGTAGAACGGCTGACGGAACTCGTGCGGCAGTTCTTGCGAGCTGAGTACGACGGCCCCGGCTTGCGCGATTGCACGGACAATGACGGCGTGCCGTACCAGTCGGCTGATCTGGCGAAGCATATCGCCGCGGCTGAGGAACTGGTGGCCGCTCTCCAGAAGGAGGCGGGGGAGAAATGAAGCTGACGAAGGCACAACTCCGCTTGCTACAGCGGTTCGCGGCCGCGCCGCCCGGCACCAGCCTACACCTCGCATCGGAAGATCGCGGCTATCACCAGATGCCGATCTTTCGTGGTCGCATGCACATGCCGAACTGCCCCACATGCGGTCACCCGTCGGAGGTGATCGCGGTTTCCTTCGATTGCATCGTGGCGCTGCACGAAAAGGGAATGATCCGCGAGAGACTGAAGCGCAGCGAAGTCTTCTACAACGACGACATCACCCCATCCGGCCGCGCTGCGCTTGAGGCCAGGCCAGAGGGAGCGAAGCCATGAGCCGGTATCGTTCAGAGGGAAGCCGCAGCCAGCATGTGCGAAAGCTCGGGCCCGACTGGTACGTCATTTCGTGGACCGTCGACTTCTACTACCCCACGTCCCGGCTTCGGCATCCGCGCACCTTCCGCCGCAACACCGACCTAGCTGGAGCAAAGCGGTTTGCCAAGCGATGGGGCCTGAACGACGAGCGCACGGTCGCTGCCTTTGCGGAGGACCAGCCATGACCTACCGCCGCTTCCGCCGTGCCACCTGGCGTCAGCTCCTCATAGCCCTTGCTGTGCTTGCAGTTGTCCTTGCTGCTGTGAGTGGGGCTTGGTGGCTTAGGGTGAGGGGGTGGTGGTGAGCGCGCGCCCGATGACACCCGAGCAGGTAGCGGATTTGTGGGGCTGCTCAGCCAACCACGTCCGCAACCTTATTCACAGGGGCGAACTTCGCGCCTTCCGCCTTGGCCGCCGTCTATTCAGAATCCCGGCTGACGCAATCGGGGAGTACGAACAATGCCAAACGACTACCGCATCGGCAAGCTCAACGGAGGACTCGTCGTCACCTGGTGGGGAGACGATGGGAAGCGGCGACGTTATCGTCTTAAGGCACAGTCCCGAAAGGAAGCCGAGGTCGAAGCCGTCTCGGTCATCCGAGAGCACGTCATCAAACCTGACGGATGCGACATAGACCAGCTTTGGCAAGCCTACCGCAAGGAAAAGGCCGGGCGGCGTATCGCGACAACGATGGAGTTCGAATGGCGCTACATGCGCCCGTTCTTCGGCAACCTGCGTCCCGATCAAGTGTCGGTCGACCTGTGCCGAGCCTACACCGAAATTCGCCGCGGCGCCGGGAAAAAGGACGGCACCATCTGGACCGAGCTAGGCCATCTGCGCACTGTGCTGCGCTGGGGCGTCGACAAAAACATCATCCGCCACGCCGCTAAGATCGAGCGACCGCCGAAGCCTGCGCCGAAGGAACGTTGGCTCGACCATGAGGAAATCGGCCGGCTGCTTGCCACGCCCAAGGCGCACCACATCCAGCTCGCCATCCTGCTGATGCTGGCGACAGCCGGGCGCGTTGGGGCAATCCTCGAGCTCAAATGGGACCGGGTGGATTTCGAGCGGGGAACGGTCAATCTGCGCAGCACGGAGACGGGGCCACGCAAGGGCCGCGCCATCGTGCCGATGAATGACGGCCTGCGGGCCGCCCTGTCGCAGGCGAAGTCAGCTGCCATCACCGACTACGTTATCGAATGGGCAGGAGCGCCGGTCAAATCGATCAAGACCGGCTTCAACAGGGCCTGTGCCGACGCGAAGCTGGAGAACGTTTCGCCGCACACCTTGCGCCACACGGCTGCCGTCCATCTGGCGATGAACGACGTGCCTATGCAGCGCATCTCGCAATACCTGGGGCACAGCTCCGTTGCCGTCACCGAGCGGGTCTATGCCCGCTACGCACCCGAGCATTTGCGGGAAGAAGCGGCGATTCTCGATTTCACGAAGCGGGCACAGGTGGTATAAATGGCGAACGTGCGGTGTGCTCTGTGGTTCGCCGAACCTGCGCGGTCGGTTTCTCGGCAAATGTCCTTGCGCTGTATGCGCGGTACGGTGTGGGTTTTTCGCGGAGGAGAGCCTGTTTCGCTATGACGCCATTCGCTCATAACGGTCTGGTTCCAGGTTCGAGTCCTGGTGGGCCCACCAAATTCCTAAAGCAATATCAACAGCATAACTCCGCAGATGCGGGGTGGTTTGCAGTTCATCGAACCTAACGTGGCGTGAAAGCGGCCCGCGTCGGGTTCGCTCGCCTTGTTCAAAAGGGCCTGTGACGATGGATATGAGGAAGGGCGATGCCCTCGACCTAATCACCAGCATGGCGGAGGTGCCAGATATCATCGTCACTGATCCGCCATATGCGCTGCGGGGCGACGGCGATGAGCACGCCATTAGCGCCACGGTTGCCATCGTGTTGCGGGAGGCCGCCACACGGCTCCGCAAGGGCGGCTGGATGCTTGTGATGTGCGCCGCCAGTTGGCGGTCGCAGGCTTACATGGTGGAGAGCGTGCGGGGCATCGTTGAGCCGGTTCGCACCATGACGTGGTGCAAGCCTACGGCGCGGAGCAAGGCGCAGACGAGCGGCCCGGCTTTCGCCAGCGTTCAGGTGCTCGTGTTCAAGAAGGGCAAGAGCCTTGTTCCTTCCGCGCCGATCCTTGACCACATCACCGCTCCGCCGGTCACCAACGGCAGGCGAGCCGAGTTGCCGCCAGAGGTGGCCGATTGGATGGTGTCCGCCTACGGCCAGCCAGGCGATCTGCTGCTCGATCCGTTCGCAGGCTCCGGCGCCATACTGGCGGCCGCCGACAGGCTGGGGATGCGATCCATCGGCTTCGAGAAGAACCCGTTGGAGATCGCTGCATGACCCAGTTCCAGTGGTCCGACGAGGTTCTGGAAGAGGCCGCCCGCGCGATCTACGACACTATCTATGGTGAGGGGGCGTGGGACAATCCCGGCGCGTTGCCGGATGAGATTGATCGCGACCTATACCGGCGAGCCGCTAGCGCGGCTTTTGACGCCGGGGCCGCAATTTTCGAGGCAAGGGAGCAGCCATGAGCAAACTTTGGCGACACATCGAATGGTGGGTGCCGTTCTTGGTGTGGGCAGGTGCCACCAACCTGATGGGCAGGTTTCTGTTCACGAGCATCCCCGATGAGGTCAGGGACGTCGGGACACTCGGCATCCTAGCCGGTGGGATCATGGCCTACGTCATGACGATACGAAGTGAACGAAATCGCAGCGGAAGTTCTGCTGCCCCTGATCGAGGGGCATCCCAGCAAATGATACGTGAAGAACAGCAGGCCTCATACATGGATGCGATGACGCGACGGCAGATCGAAGAGCGGCAGTCACGAGGCCCCTCCTCGGGGCTTCTGATCGGCCTGCTGCTCGTCATTGGCGGCCTGATGCTGCTCGCCAGCGGCGTGTCGGGGTTGCTGCTGTCATGAATTGGCGACCGCTCCCCTAATCCCCACTTCAGCGGGGCTGCCCTTCGGGGCTGGCGGTTAGCCAAGGGGCGGCGCGAGGCGACACGAGGTCCGCACCCTCGGGGCGGATCGGCCTGCGGTAACAAAAGGCTCCCCTCGCGCCCCCCCGCTTTAAAGGAGATGACGAAATGACAGACGCGATTAAGCAGCCAAGGCTCGACGGGAAAGCCGAAGTGCCATCGAAGACCACGGACTATACCACCTACCGTCCCGAGGACTTCGAGCCTCAATATCGCTGGCAGGGGGAAGGCCCGCCGCCCCGTCGCTGGAGGGCTGCAGACGGCACAGTCGTGTACCGAAGCTATGCCGACTACTGCGACGACTAACCCCCATACCCGTTCGGCGCCCCCATGATGATCCCCACCTTCTTGCTCCCGCACTTCGAGCAACGGAGCTTCGACAGGAAGAAGTCCCGCTGCCGCGGTATCACGAAGTCAGGCCCGAAGGCTTCGATGAGCTTGTCCCAGTCGAGCTGCTGGGAGTGACGGCAGGGGTTTTGCCCCTTGGGTGGCTGTGCCTCGCAGTGGGCGTGTAGCTTGTAGCCTTCGGACTTGAGGTAGGCGAGGGAGGCGTGGATCATGGAGTCTGAAGCAGATGACGCCGAAGGAATACGCTAGAGCCCGCGACGCTTGCCGTAGGACTAACGCAGAGAGGAAAGAGAGCGATCCCTCCTTCGCGACCATCCCGCCTTGCGTAGACAAAGGGCACCTATGCAAACGCTGCGCCGCAATAGGGCGTGGCGCGTCATGGAACCCACGCGCTAGGCGCTGACAGGTCAGGAGCCCACCCCTGACATCTCTTCGCGAGTGCTACTAGCCGCATAAGCGGCGCGACGGCAGGCCGTTCCGTCCTCTGCCAGCCCTCATTTTCTACCACGAACGAACGGCAATTTGTAGCGGTTTCCCGCGAAACTTTGTATAGGACCGCCGTGGTTCTCTGTTCATTTTCTACCACGAACGGAAGGTTGCCTGGGCTGCGGCCCCGGTTAACAAGTGAAGGCCTTCGGGCCAACGCACCAAATAAGGCCCTCGCTACGGCGGGGGCTTTTCAGTTCGCAGACTAGGCGGAACATCTAGCCTGGCGGATCGTCCTTCGTAGCTGCCACCAGCAGCACTACTGCCCCAAGCAGGATGTAGAGCAGGAACGGCGACCAGTACGAGTTCGCCATGTACGCCGGCCGCTCGAGCTGACGCCACACGATCCCATAGATGCGGCCGCACCCGATGGCGATGAGCAGCAGGCAAATGGCGAGGATGCCCCAATCCTCGGGACGGCGGGCACCCTTCCAGAACACCCGCCAGCCGGTCGGGCCCCACCTCCACAGCCCCGCAACGCAGGCTACCATCATCACGGTAGCCGTCGCATCGGACAGGGCATCCGGAGGGAAGAACATGGCGGAGACGCCAAATACCGCCAGAGCGGCACCGACCACCAGAAGCGCCGGGTTCTTGAGAAACTCAGGCACGGCGCTCCTCCAACATTCTCTGCATTAGGGCTTCAACATGATTGCGCCGATGATCCAGTGTGTTGATCGCGGCGTGCAGTTCGGCCCGGTCCAGACGGCGCAATAGTTCCGCCACCTCTCGCTGGGCTCGCAGCTCTCGCCTTCGATTGAGCCATCCGAACATCCCTTCACCGCCGTCCTTTTTCGATGATGAAGGACTCGGCTTTCTCAAGGGTGGCAACTGCGGTTGTAACGCTAACCAGAGAGGTGCGTAGGTCATTGCGCCAGCCCTCTTCCAGCTCCGCTATGCGCTTGTCCTTCTGCATGTCTCGCCTCCAGCCGAAGATGACGACGACGACCAAGGTAAGGGCCAGAGCCACGACGGTGGCTCCCAGCGTGCCCTGTTGCAGGAACGGCTCTGCCGTCTTCCCGGCTATATCGGTGGCAGTGTCCATGCGTCATTTACCGACCGGAAATGCTTGTGGCCTCACGTTGGGCATCAGGCTTGTCCTCTGCACGGAGGGCGGCTTAGGCTCGGGCTCGGTGGGCTCAATCACCGGGCTCGAGCCGACTAGAGGTATCCGGTGAGCGCCAGGATCAGCACCACGATCACCAGCACCACGAGGATGCCAGATGGCATCGGTCCCCACGAGCGGGAGTAGGGCCAGGCTGGTATCGCGAAGATCAGCAGCAGCACGAGGATGACGAGCAGAGTGGTGGACATGCGGTCCTCCTATTTCTCGGGAATCACGGGCTTGCGCGGCAGGACGACGCCGGGCGGCAGAGGCAGGTGGGGAACCGCCAGT